CGTACCTCGGTATCGTTCGAAGAAGTTGGTGCCTAATAACCCGAATAAATAGAATTATAGGAGAAATCTAATATGGATATTTCAAAGTTTAAAGGGTTACTAGGTGCTGGTGGTGCAAGACCAAACCAATTCCGTGTATTACTCAACTGGCCTGGATATGTAACATCCGTTCCTGATAGAGAATATGCGCTGTTGGTAACTGGTGCTGCCCTTCCTGCATCAACAGTAAACCCAACTCTCGTTCAGTATCGTGGTCGCGAAGTGAAACTCGCTGGTGAGCGTATCTTCGATCCGTGGACAGTAACAATCATCAATGACACTGAAATGTCACTCCGTAAACCATTCGAAGAGTGGATGAACGGAATGAATGATCTGGAATTGAACACAGGTGTTCTTGCGCCAACCGATTATCAAGCTGACATCATTGTTCAGCATCTTGATCGCAATGATGAAGTACTGATGGAATATACTCTGTATAACTCGTTCCCGATTAACATGTCGGAAATTGGACTACAATATGGTCAGAACGATGTAATCGAAGAGTTCACCGTAACCTTCAACTACTCGCACTACCTAACTAACACACTCTAAGAGTAATCTAATATTATGGAAATTTTTGGTTATAAGATTACACGATCTTCGGAGCCACCAACGGAAAAATCGTTCGTGGCTCCGACAGACGACGGTGGCACAGATGAAATTAAAGCAGGTGGTTACTACGGAACCTATCTAGATTTAGATGGGACTGCCAGCACAGAACAAGAACTGATTAGACGCTATCGTGACATTGCTGGAATGGCAGATGTCGACACAGCAATTGATGATATTGTTAATGACTCCATATCAAATCTTGATGACGAAGATCCAATTAGAATTAATCTGGATAACGTAGAGGTTTCTGCGGGCATCAAGAAAGATATCGAAAAAGAATTCGAAGAAATCTTAAGAATCTTAGATTTTAAACTAAGAGCGCACGATTACTTCCGTCGTTGGTATGTTGATGGGAGATTATTCTTTCACAAAGTTATCGACACAGCAAACCCAAAGCAGGGTCTAACTGATGTTCGATACATCGATCCACGGAAGATTAAAAAAGTTCGTGAGATCATCAAAGAAAAAGACACAAAGACTAATGTCGATTTCATCAAACGTATTGATGAGTATTTTCTCTTTAACGAGAAAGGTGTAGTACACCAAAAGTCAGCAAGCGCGAATGATTATTCAACCAGCGCGAATGCACTTAGAATCACAAAGGACGCTATCTGCCATGTTCCTTCTGGTCTTGTTGATCAGGATAAGAACGTGGGATTGTCGTATCTCCATAAAGCAATACGTCCAGCAAACCAACTCCGCATGATGGAAAACGCACTGGTGATTTATCGTATCACTCGTGCTCCTGAGCGTCGAGTATTTTATGTTGACGTTGGTAACCTACCTAAGATTAAAGCGGAACAATACCTCAAGGGTATTATGAACCAGTATCGTAACAAGATTGTTTACGATTCAAACACTGGTGAAATCCGTGACGATAAGAAATTCATGTCAATGCTTGAAGACTTCTGGTTGCCTCGCCGCGAAGGTGGTAGAGGAACACAGATCGAAACACTTCCTGGAGGGGAAAACCTTGGGCAGATCCAAGACGTTGAATACTTCCAAAAGAAACTATATCAAGCATTGAATGTTCCAATCTCGAGACAGCAACAGCAATCAGGTTTAAACTTTGGTCGTGCTGCTGAGATTAATCGTGACGAATGGAAGTTTACAAAGTTTATTGCTAGACTTCGTCGTCGCTTCTCGTTAATTTTTGATGACCTCCTAAAGACACAGTTGATTCTCAAGGGAATCATAACTGAAGCAGACTGGGAAGCAATCAAATATAAGATTCAATACAACTATGCAACTGATGCATATTACACAGAATCAAAAGAACAGCAAATCCTTCAGTCTCGTATCGAGATTCTGAATGGAATGGCGAATTATATTGGTTCGCTCTACAGCAAGGAATATGTCCAAAAGAATATTCTGAAACTTACTGATGATGAGATAGCAGAAATCGAAGCAGCGAATGAAGCAAATCCACCAGAAGTTCCACCTGCAGAAGAGCAACCGCCACAACCAGAACAAACTGAACAAGGATAATTATTATGGAAAACAATGTAGCAGATTTAATAAATAGCATTGAAAGCGGTACTCTTGCCGATGCAGAACAAGTATTTAATGATATTATGGACATTAAAGCGGGAACTGCATTAGATGCATACAGACAGCAGATTGCCATGAACGTTTTTAATGGTCAAGAATCAGAACCTGAAGAAGAATCTGATACTGACACCCAAGACGAATCAGATGAAGACTTTACGGGAGAAGAAGATGCTGAAGTTTAAAGATTTAATGGAAAGAATCAATGAAACTCGCTCATTGAATCTTGAAGAAGTTGAGCAGACCGACGAAGCACTAAAGGGTAATCAACATAAGATTGATGCCAATAAGAATGGTAAGGTTGACGGACACGATTTCAAGATTTTGCGTAATGCAAAGAAAGCAAGATACCAGTAAGGAATAACAGATGGCGACTAAAGCAGTTCTCAAACTAACACAGGTTCATGGTGTTGTAAAGGTGCGTGGTACTGGGTCAGCCACAATTGCACTTGCTACGGACTTGAAGAAAGCATCAGAAACCCAGTCTTCACCAAAGGCAAATATTCGCACTCTTCATTGGGCACTATCGGTAGGTTCTACTGCTACTATTACTAGAAATAGTGTTGTCCTATACTATCTTTCTGGTTCAGGAAAGATGGAATTTATGGGATGGTCAGACAATGAAGAAAATGGATCCGACGTTGTTGTCGATTTCTCATCGGGCACTGGATCTGTAGTTCTGGAACTCGCTAAGATCTCTGGTTATGGTCCGCAGCAACATCAAGACCAAGGAGATCTAGGATAATGAAACTTATTACTGAAGTCGTTGAAGACGTAAACCTATTAGTCGAAGAAACAAACGGCAAGAAAACACACTTCATTGAAGGTGTGTTTCTACAATCCAATTTGGCAAACCGAAATGGTCGTGTTTATCCAAAAGAGATTATGTCAAAAGAAGTTGAAAGATATAATGAAAGTTATGTCAAATCAAATCGTGCTCTTGGCGAACTCGGTCACCCAGATGGTCCATCGATCAATCTAGATCGTGTTTCTCACATGATCGTTTCTCTCAGAGAAGACGGTGATAATTATATTGGTAAAGCAAAACTCATGGATACTCCAATGGGTAATATTGCTAAAGGTCTTATCGAAGGTGGTGCTAAACTTGGTGTTTCATCCCGTGGTATGGGTACATTGAAAGCAAACAAAGACGGTATCAATGAAGTCCAGGACGACTTCTATCTTGCCACTGCTGCTGACATTGTGGCAGATCCTTCTGCTCCTGACGCATTCGTCCAGGGCATTATGGAAAATAAAGAATGGGTTGTGGTTAATGGTGTATGGACTGAGCAAGCATGCGACATGTCTAAGAAGTTGATCAAGAAAGCATCCAGAAAAGAATTGGAAGAAGCGAAGTTGAGAGTATTTGAATCTTTCTTAAATCGTATCTCCCGTAAAACAAAAGTTTTATAAATATTATATAATCTCGAATTCTAGGAGAAGCAAATGAATGTAGAAAACAAGATCAGAGAGTTGCTTAATAAAAAGCAACTATCCGAGGAAAATGCTGGTCCAATGGGCGCAGCAAAGGGTAAGGATACATCAATTCCAGCGAAAACTGCAGGCGATACAAAAAATCCTCGCCAAGGTTCTTCGGAAGATGCAACCATTTCAAGCGAACGTGATCAGGAAACTGATAATCCAGGTGCTAAAGAAGCAGCACCAATCGCTGACAACAAGAGCAAGATTTCGCAATCAGGCGCTGGCGCTGCACCAAACTTCAGCACTGTTGCTGATCCAACATCAGTTGTAAATCAAGCATCGTCAAAGGGTAATGTTCACCAAGAAGAATTCGACCCAGAAGATGACGCAGATCTAGACGATGCTGAAGATGCAGATCTAGAAGATGACGCAGATCTAGATCTTGAAGAAGATTTTGCTGCCGATCTAGCAACTCTTTTTGATGGCAATGAAAATCTAACAGAAGATTTCCGTAGCAAGGCATCATCGCTCTTTGAAGCAATGGTTGTTGCTCGTGTAAGTAACGAAGTAGGACTCATCGAAGACCGTCTGGTTTCAGAAGCCGCTGAGTTAATGGAAGAATATAAGTCGGAACTCGTAGAGAAGGTTGATTCTTATCTCGGTTACGTAATTGAAAATTGGATTCAAGAAAATCAACTAGCAGTGGAAAACGGTCTCCGTACTGACATTGCTGAAGATTTCATTGAAGGTCTAAAGACACTTTTCGCAGAGCATTATGTTGATGTCCCAGAAGACAAATACGATGTTCTAGGTGAAATGCAATCACAGATTGAAGAAATTTCTTCGAAACTGGATGAAGCAATCGCTGCTAATGTAGAACTACACAATGCTAATATCGAACTCAACAAAGAAAGTGTTCTTTCTGTCGTTGCAGAAGGTTTAGCAAAAACAGACGCTGAGAAATTCAAGTCGTTGGTCGCTGATGTAGAATTCGAGAATGCAGATATCTTTGAAGAAAAACTGAATGTCATCAAGGAAAATTATTTCCCTAAGACTAGAACTCTTTCAGAAGAGAAGTTTGACGATGGAGTTGAAAATGACTTCAGCGAATCATCAACGGTAAGTCAGTATATCAAGGCACTTGACGTACTTTCTGCTAAAAATTAATTTTATATAAATAAATCTATTGAACACCTAAAAGGGGAAAACTAAATGTTTCTTTCAGAGCAACTAACAAAAAAGTGGGAACCAGTTCTCAACCATGACGGACTTGGCCAGATCTCAGACAAATACAAGCGTGCAGTTACTGCTGTAGTTCTTGAAAACCAAGAGAAGGCACTTCGTGAAGAGCGTACTGCTCTTTTCGAAACTCCAGCAAACAACATCGCTGGTACTGGTGATAGCAACATCGATCGCTACGATCCAATCCTAATCTCGCTCGTTCGTCGTGCGTTGCCAAACCTAATGGCATACGACGTTGCTGGCGTTCAACCTATGACTGGTCCAACTGGTCTTATCTTCGCGATGAAGTCGAAGTATTCGACACAGGCAGGAGCAGAAGCACTCTTCAACGAAGCAGATACAGACTTCTCTGGTGCGGCATCGCCTGCACACGATGGTTCGAACCCAGTTGATGGTACTTACACCACTGGTCTTGGTATCGCAACAGTAGACGCTGAGCAACTTGGCGAAACTGGTGGAACTGACTTCAACGAAATGGCATTCTCGATCGAGAAAACAACTGTAACTGCTAAGACACGTGCGCTAAAGGCAGAATACACAGTAGAACTCGCTCAAGATCTCAAGGCAATTCACGGTCTTGACGCTGAAGGCGAACTTTCCAACATCCTTTCACAAGAAATTCTTGCTGAAATCAACCGCGAAGTTATCCGTACGATCTACAAGGTTGCTAAGACAGGTGCTGCTTCGACTGCAACTGCTGGTACTTTCGATCTTGACGTTGACTCAAACGGTCGTTGGTCGGTTGAGCGTTTCAAGGGTCTTCTGTTCAACATCGAACGTGACGCTAACGTAATCGCTCAAGACACCCGTCGTGGTAAGGGTAACTTCATTATCTGTTCGTCAGACGTTGCTGCTGCTCTTGCAATGGCAGGTATGCTTGACACAGGTGGTGCACTTAATGGTTCGCCAACTCTTCAAGTTGATGACACAGGCAATACCTTCGTTGGTACGCTGAACGGTCGTTACAAGGTATTCGTTGATCCTTACTCAGCAAACACTGGCGCTGCATCGCAGTTCTATGTTGTTGGTTATAAGGGTGCTAATGCTTATGACGCTGGTATCTTCTATTGCCCATACGTTCCACTACAAATGGTTCGTGCTATCGACCCTAACACCTTCCAACCAAAAATTGGTTTCAAGACTCGTTACGGCATGATCGCTAACCCATTCGTAACTCAGTCGAACGGTACAACTGACGGTGATACATTCACTGCCAACCGCAACCAATACTATCGTCGCGTTAAGGTTACTAACCTTATGTAATCGATACCTCTCCGTTAGAGAGAGGGTTGCTAAGAAACTGGGGGGAGCAGAAATGCTCTCCCCATTTTCATTATAAATAGTATGAAACAAATGAGGGTAACATGGTATTAAAAACATCACTTGGTGTAACAGAAGCGAACTGGGTTAATCAACAACCCAGTGATCTCGATTATCTGAAACCAAATGGATTTAAATTCCAGATTCACAATCTACCAAACGTTTCGTATTTCTGTCAGGCAGCAAATATTCCAGCGATACAACTTGGTTCGCCTACATTCCAAACACCATTGTCAGATATTCCAGTTCCAGGCGATAAACTAGCATACGGCGATCTGGTGATCAGGTTTCTTGTTCAAGAAAATATGAGCAACTACATCGAATTGTATAATTGGTTAATCGGTCTTGGGTTCCCAACAGATCGTCAGCAATACAAAGATTGGAACGAGGGTCAAAGATACAGATTCCCAGCAGTTTCTGATAAAAGACTTGGCGCACTAGGTAACTTCTCTGATGCAGACTTCTTTATTCTCGACTCTGATAATAATCCAAACGTAAAGATCTCATACTATGATGTGTTTCCCGTGAGTCTAGAGGGTCTTGACTTTGACATCAGTACTGGTAGAGCAGACTTCCTACAAGGTATCGCCGCATTTAAATATCGACATTATGAAATTACACCACTTTAAGTATTGACTTTCGCGCAATTTTATAGTATGATTATATTATTTTTCTATTGAGGGCATTATGAAACTATCTGAAATCCAAGAGTCATGGTCTAATGACTGTAAGATCGACCAATTAAATCTTGGTCCGGAATCAACTAAGACACCAGAGTTGCATTCCAAGTATCTTAACATACTATCAAATTCCAAACTGCAGTTGCGCAAGGCAGAGGCAGATTATTATCGCTTGCGCAGAACTAAGATGCGGTATTATCGCGGAGAACTTACACGCGAAGAACTAGAAGAACATGGATGGAATCAATACCAAGGTCTCAAACCACTAAAGAATGAGATGGATGATGTTCTTCAATGTGATGAAGAGATGATCAAACAGCAAGATAAGATTGATTATATCAAAGCAGTCCTATACCAATTAGAGCAGATTCTGCGGTCACTAAATAGTAGGACATGGGATATTAAGTCCGCAATTGAGTGGACCAAGTTTACAAATGGATTAATGTGACCGATCTAACCATCACTAAAAAAGATGAAGTCTATCTGAATGTGGAATGCGACCCCAGCATTTCACAGGAACTGTCAGAGTATTTTACGTTTGATGTTCCAGGGGCAAAATTCATGCCAACCTATCGTGCAAAGATATGGGACGGTAAAGCACGTTTGTTCAACATGTGGACTAAAGAACTTTACGTGGGTCTTCTTCCATATCTAAGAGAATTTTGCCAGCGTAATGATTATGAGATGGACGTTCAGATCGAACGTATCGGCGATCCAATAACCTACGAAGAACTGGTTGAATATGCTGACTCGTTGAATCTTCACTCGCAGGGTCAACCGATCGAGGCGAGAGACTACCAGTTAGATGCTGTCAAGTATGCGATTCGCATCGGCAGAACTCTGCTACTGTCACCAACTGCATCTGGTAAGTCATTGATCATATATCTGCTAATGCGTTACCACCAGAAGTTTGGGCGCAAGCAATTGATTATCGTTCCAACAACTTCCCTAGTTGAACAAATGTATAAGGACTTCCAAGATTATGCCTCGGAAACAGACTGGAAAGCAAGTTATAATTGCGCGAGAATCTATTCAGGGTTCGAGAAGTCGAATGAGTATCCCATTACTATATCAACGTGGCAATCCATCTACAAATTACCTAAAAAGTTTTTTGATGAGTTTGATGTTATATATGGAGACGAAGCGCATCTTTTCAAAGCGAAATCGCTGACGTCAATCTTCAATAAGTGCACCAAGACTAAGTTTCGCATCGGAACTACTGGTACTCTCGACGGGACTAAGACGCATAAGTTAATTCTCGAGGGTCTGTTCGGTAAGGTGCATAAGGTTATCTCGACCAAAGAATTAATGGATCAGGGATCCGTCGCAGATCTAGACATAACTTGCATCGTATTGGATTATGCAGATGAAGAGAAGAAAGCACTAACGAAGTATACCTACCAAGAAGAAATGGACTGGTTGGTAACACACCAAAAACGCAACAACATAATCAAGAATCTAGCAACCACACAAAAAGGCAACACGCTGGTGC